GGACACAGTAAAAGACCTTAAAGACTTTGCCGCCGCCGTTGTCGGTGTGCCGTCTTTTTGTCTGGGTGTAGGTGAATATCACAAGGACGAGTGGAATAACTTTATACAGACAACAGTTAGGTCAATCGCAACCGAGATACAACAAGAGATGACAAGTAAACTGATTGTCTCGCCCAAGTGGTATCTAAAGTTTAACACCCTGTCACTCTTTGACTATTCGATTAGTGAAATATCATCTGTTTACGGCGGTCTCTACAACCAAGGCATTATCACAGGTAACGAGGTGAGAGACCGACTCGGTCTTGAGCCTTTGGACGGACTAGACGAACTTGTGCGCCTTGAGAACTTTATACCGATAACAGAGAGCGGCAATCAAAACAAACTCAAGGACTAAAGGAGGCGTGAGTAATGGACAAGACAGTACAGATACGCACAATAGGTGCAATCGAGACGAGGGCGGCAGAGGACGAGAACAAGACCCCAGAGATTGCGGGTTACTTCTCTGTCTTTGACGAGACCTACAATATCTGCGAGGGTTACTCCGAGAGGATAGACCCCAAGGCATTTGATAAGAGCATAGGCGGCGACATTCGCGCACTTATAGATCACGACACCTCAAAGGTGTTGGGCAGAACTACGGCGGGTACTTTGTCACTCAAGACAGACTCACACGGCTTGTTTGGTGTCATCTCTATCAATACGAACGATAGAGAGGCACTCGACCTGTATGCGAGAGTCAAGAGGGGTGATGTAAATCAATGCTCGTTCGGGTTCATTATTGACGAGGCACAGGACACCTACCGAGAGGACGGCTCTGTGCTAACGACAATAACAGACTTGACATTGTTTGAGGTCTCTGTATGCACTTTTCCCGCTTATGAGTCAACCGAGGTAGAGGCAAGAGCCAAGGAGGCACACGGCAACGCCCTTGAGGCTTGGCGTGAGTCTATGAGGTCGAGACTCACCGAGGGTGAAAATAAAAAAAAGGAGGATTGCTAACCATGTTAAAGGCAATCTTATTGCGCAAGAAGATCACAGACGCAAAGAGCGCACTTGAGGCTATCGAGGGCAAAGACCTTGAGGCAAGAGAGGCAGAAATTGAGTCTGCAATCAATGAGGCACAGACCCCAGACGAGCGCGAGGCGGTAGAGTCTGCAATAGAGGCATTCGAGGCAGAAAAGAGGTCTGACGAGACAAAGGCGGCAGAACTCAAGGAGTCTATTGCGGCTATGGAAAAAGAACTTGCAGAACTTGAGGCAAAAGTCGAAGAGACCGCGCCCGAGGCAGACAAGACAGATGACGGCGAGACAAAGTCTGTTGAGCCTAGCGAGGACAACACAACCGAGGCGGCAGACACAAAAAATGATCGAGAGACACAGGAGGTCTACACAATGGAAAAGAGATTTTCACAGATGACACAGGCAGAAAAGCGCTCTTTTGTTGAGAATGCAGAGGTAAAGTCATTCCTTGAGAGAGCAAAAAAGGCGGCACTTGAGAAGAGAGCCATTAGCGGCGGCGCACTTCTCATTCCCGAGGTAATGTTACCGACTCTGCGCGAGGAGATTTACAAGGCGTCGAAACTCGCACAGTTCGTACTTGTCCGTCCTGTTAGCGGCAAGGCAAGACAGACCGTTGCCGGTACTATTCCCGAGGCGGTATGGACTGAAATGTGCGGCAATCTCAACGAACTTAACTTTGGGTTCAACGGCGTTGAGGTTGACGGCTACAAGGTCGGAGGTTTTGTACCTGTCTGCAACGCACTTCTCGCGGACAATGATGTAGACCTTATGACACAGATTATCGAGGGTCTCGGTGCGGCAATCGGTATCGCACTTGACAAGGCTATCCTTTACGGCACAGGCGTTAAAATGCCTCTCGGTATCGTCACAAGACTTGCACAGACCGCCGCACCGGCAGACTACCCGACTACGGCTAGACCTTGGGTTGATCTCCACACAAGCAATATCAAGACTATTGCGGCAAATGTCACAGGCGTTGACTTTTTCAAGGCTATTGTTGCTGCATTCTCTAACGCAAAGAACAGAGGTTACTCAAAGGGTGTTAAGTTCTGGGCTATGAACGAGACAACCTTTGCAAAGGTTCTCGGTGAGTCCGTATCTATCAACGCACAGGGCGTAGTTAGCGGCACACCTCTTGAGTATATGCCTGTTATCGGCGGTGCGGTTGTTGTCCTTGGTGACACAATTATTGCAGACGATATGATCGTTGCCGGTTATGGTGACACTTATCTTCTCGCAGAGAGACAGGGCACAGAGATTGCGTACTCTGAACACGCACAGTTTGTCGAGGACAACACAGTCTTTAAGGGTACGGCTAGATATGACGGACTCCCTGTTATTGCAGAGGCGTTTGTTGAGATTGCAATTGGCGGTACTTCACCCGTAACAACTGCAACCTTTGCACCCGACACCGCAAACTCTAACGCCTCTGACGATACAGACGGCGAGGGCTAATCAGTTATCAATCATACACGCCGCATAGGTAGGAGGTTTTTATAGTGGGTAATATCAATCACAACGAGACAACAACGGCAAATATCCTTGAACTCGTTAAAATCAATCTCGGTATATCAACAACCGCCTATGACGGCGCGATAACTAATGACATAGACTATGCCAGAACTGAACTTGCAAACAAGGGTCTTATCCTTGACGAGACAGTAACGGCAGACTCTTACATTGTCGTTATGTATGTAATTTGGTTGTGGCGAGGACGCGAGACAGGGGCAGAAATGCCCCGTATGCTCGTTGCCGCTATAAATGACAGGTTTACTCACCAAGTAATGAGCAACGGCACAGAGGGCGCGTGAGGGGGTAAAAATGACATTCTCAATAGATGACACTATTACTCTTATCAAGAGAACGCCCACAGGGTTTGACTCTGTCGGACAAGAGATAGTCACAGAGACCACAAGAGAGGTCTTTGCAAAGATCACTAGTGCGAGTCGTGGTGAGTTTTACCAAGCGAGGCAGACAGGACTTGAGGCAGAGTTTGTGTTTACTACTGACCCTGTGAACTATGAGGGCGAGACAGTAGTTGAGTACAACAACGAGCGGTACTCAATATATCGCACTTACAGACGGGGTCTTGATAGTCTTGAACTCTACGCACAAAGACAAGTAGGCGCGTTATGAGCAAAGATCAAATAGTGATTACCAACTCAACCGGCAAGGCTTATTTTGACTTCAAAAAGGCACTTGCAGAGGTAACGGACGGCATAGTCAATGCGGCTACCGAGGCACTAGACGAGGCAAAACAGGACGGCGCATTGTTTGCCGTTCAAGAGGTGAGGGCAGAGTCTATGTCTCACGGGTGGACTCGCTATTACAAAGGGTGGCAGATCAAGAGAGAACGAACGGCAAAACAGACCAAGTATATCGTTCACAACAAGACCCACTATCAGTTGACACACCTACTAGAGAACGGACACCGCATTATTACTGTCAACGGCGAGGACACAGGCAAGAGGACAAAGGCTATTAAGCATATTTTGCCTGTGTATGAAAAAGTGCCAGAGGTAATAGACGAGGCGTTCACAAAGAGACTAAAGGACAAAGGCTTATGACGATTGCAGACCTTTACAACGCAATAAACACAACCCCAGAACTTGGGGGGCGTGTTTTCTATTCGCACAAGACGGCAACAGTTAAAATGCCTTTTTGCTTTATCGAGCGCGAGGGCGAGACTCACGCATACGCAGACGATAGCAACTATTGCAAGTTGTCTGACGATTGCACAGTTGAACTCTACACGGCAAACTACGCACCGGCTCTTGAGGCGGTGTTAGATAATGTCCTCTTGACCTGTGGTGTGACCTACACCAAGACCGCCGCTTATGACAACAACGGCAACTTTTATCTTGTGTCCTATGACATAACCATAACAAACTAACAAAAGGAGTAATGCTTTATGAACAAAATAAAGTTTGGTTTGCGTAATGTTAGGTACGCAATTGCGAGTGAGACTCTCGACTCACAGACGGGCAAATGGACAACGACATACGGCGCGTACAAGCCTTGGGCGGGTGCGGTCTCTATTTCACTTGACCCACAGGGCGACTCGTTCAAGTTCTATGCAGATGACGGAGTCTACGCACAGGGCGGAGTCAATAGCGGTTATGAGGGCGACTTTGAGTCTGCACTTATTCCCGAAGATGTTGAGGTGTCTATTCTCAACAGGACACTTGAGACAACAGACAAAGTTGTCCTTGAGAGTTCAGATGACGCAAACACAGTCACTTATTTTGCACTCGCGTTTGAGTTCACAGGTGACAACACGGGCAAGAGATATGTCCTCTATCGTTGTTCTCTGACAAGACCGAGTATTGCCGGACAGACAAAGGCAGACTCGGTAGATGTGCAGACCGAGACAGTTACTATCACGGCAACGCCCAGACTTGACGCAGATCATCTCGTCCAAGCACACACAGGCGACACGACCACACAGGCGGTCTATGACGCATGGTATAACGAGGTTTATCTGCCCTCTTAAAAACAGGCTTACAAGGTGCTAATATTTGTGCCTTGTCATAGAACCTCAAAGAGACAGACAGGCAGACCGCCTGTCTGTTTTCTTTGGGTCTATTTATCTTTGCGAGGTTCTACACAATGGAAAATAAGATTATTGACAGGAACGGCACAGCGGTTGTCATAACTGCGACCGCTCTAGTGCCTATTGCATATAAACACAC